AAGTGAACAAGTGAGCCTGACTAAATGAGTATAGTCAATAAAATAACTCGTAGAGTGCAAAATATTGTCACTAAAGTTTTGATAAAAGCAGTGTATGACTCTGACCAAATACAACTTGTTAAAATATCCGGATTGTATAATGAAGTGACAGATAAAGTTGAGCGAATACAAAATTATGGCTTGACTAGTAATCCACCACAGAATAGTGAAGGAATAGCTCTTTGTTTGTCTGGAGATAAAGATCATCAAATAGTTATTGCTTGTGACAGTGGAGAGTACAGAGTACAAGTTGAGAGTGGCGAGGTAGCAATTTATTCTCAGTATGGTCAAAAAATATTACTAGCTAAAAACGGAAATATTGAGACCACACAAAATATTTTTTCTGTTGGCACTGGCACATCTGCTGTGACTATTGCTAATAAGAATGACTTATTATGGCAGAAATTATATACTGTGTTTTCAACTTGGGTGCCGCCAATTTCGCCCACAATTGATAACGGTGCTTCTTTAAAGACTGCTTTTCAAGCTGCTTTTGGAAGTGGTCCAGGTTCAACGGGTAGTAGTAATTTAAAGGCTGATTAATGGCAATATTTGATGTAAAACTTTTTTACTTTACTGCTGACGGCACGTTACCCGGAACAGGACGTTTACGAGTTGATAATAGTGATCTAATCGCAGATAATACAATAGCTACAGCTGTTGTAAACTCATTGCTTATTGATAAACGTTATAATAATGAGCAAGGTTTTTGGGGCGATGTTTTATTGGGTCGCAGTATAGGATCCCTATTGTGGACACTTGAGCGATCAACGATAAACGAAACAACATTAGCGCTAATTAAACAGTATAGTAAGGAAGCCCTGCAATGGTTACTTGATAAAAAAATAGTTTCCTCTATCGATATTTCTGTGTATCGACAATCAACTAATCGAATAAATTTGGAGATACACTACACGGAATAAAAATGTCAAGAAAAACACTTTTACAAATTTATAATGATGTAATTGCGGATATGAAGTCACGCATTACGAAAAAAAATGTCCCAGACATCTCAACACTTGGCCTTTTAGCAATTGTGTTTTCTGGCGCAGTGCATGGAATGAATGGCTATTTAGATTATTTATGGAGACAATATTTACCAGATCTATGTGATGAAAAAGGCTTAAAGCGTTGGGGAACAATTTTCAATTTACCGCGCAAAGGAGCAACTTACACAAGTGGATTTGTTGCTTTTACTGGAACAACTGATTACACTGTTGCTTCTGGCACATTGATTGTTAGTCCAGCTGGTAAAGAATACAAAACAGAAAGCGATTTTGTAATTGGGACAGACATCAGTGTATCTGTTATTGCATTAGATACAGGTAAAGATTATAACACTATTGAGGCAACATTTTCACTATCTGAAATCAATGTTGATATTGACTCTGATGTTTCTGTAATTTCTGGTTTTGATAATGGTGAAGATATTGAAGGTATTGAAGCTTGGCGCGCACGCATACTTGATCGTTTTCGCAATCCCCCGCATTCTGGGAACCAAGCAGATTATGAACGATGGGGTAAACAAGTTACTGGAATTGGGTATTGCTGGTGTATACCAGGTAAATATTGGCTAGGTGCCGGCACAGTTGCTTGTGTATTTGCAAGTAGTACGCTATTACCAGTTAGTTCAGGAGTATATGATGTTGCAAAAGCGTATATAGAAGAACAAAAACCAGTTCCAGCTAATGTCTCTTATATAAATTGTACTCCTATAGATGTCGATATTGAAATGGCTTTGAATCCAAACACAGTAGCACAGCAAGCATTGATTGAAAGTTCACTTGAAAATCTATTTATTACGAGTGCTCGTTCAGGAGCAACACTATATTTGTGGGAAATACAACGCGCAATATCCAGCACATTCCCTACTGACTATGAAATAATTGATATTGTGAAAAATAGTGTATCTATTGGAGTTGATAATGTGACAAGTGCACCACCAGAATTATTAAAATTAGGAGATTTAACCTACAATGACTTTTAGTCTCACTCGTACCGTATATGATTACACTGAAGCACTGTGTAGATTATTGCCAAAAGGCATATTATATCGTTTAGAAAAACTTTTTCTGTCGTATATTGTACAGGACTCAATAGTTTCTGATACCACATACTATGATTCTATAGAATCAGATGATACTTTTTATGATTCTATTTTAAGTGGTGATTCAGAGGGAGATTTATTTAAGCGACTATTGTCTTGTTTTGCTTCTAGACTTGTTGAGCTTGAGGGCATAGCAATCAGCTATCTTAATGACACTGACCCAATAAATTGTAGTGGAGATCATCTAACTGACTTTTTACGTGTACTAGGTATACCTGACGAATGTATGTCACAATTAGAATTGACTGAAAGTGACTTACAAAAAATTGCTCATGTAAAATTTCTATTTGGTGCACAAACAACTAATAAACAATTTTATTTAGATGTTGCTGAAAGTCTTGGATACGATATAACAGTTGAGGAAAATATTGTTGACTTAAATGCTCGAATCATGGGTATTGCTAGAATGAATGTTGAGCGTATGGGTGGTAGATCTGGAAATTCACGCTTTCAAATAACAATTAATAGTGGTATATTAGACAATGAAATATTAAAATGTATTTTAGAAAAAGCTACACAGGCTCACGCTGTTATTTACTGGATTGAGGTTTAAAATGGTAGAAGAATACCCAAGAATACAAAGAATTGAAGCGCTAGTGTCAGCTATTAATCCTGGACAAGTGTGTATTGAACCAAGTGACGATACTGATTTAGGCTATCGTATGTATTGTTATAAGGATTTATCCTCAACACCAATATCTTATAAATTACTAGCAAAAGGAAAACCAGGTCTTTTACTATCACTTATATTAAGTGGTTTAGCTGGTGATATAGGACTAGTCCGGCACACAGACACTGGTCTACTTATTGGTGGAAAAATATCTGTAGACACTTTCAATACCTATTTAACAGATGGTCCACTAATCAAAGATTGTGTGACATCTTTAGTTAAAGACGGCGAGACAAAGCTACAAGGTGACCTTGTTTTATACGAAGGGGCTAACGTCACAATAACTCAAGAGACAGATGGTTTCACAATAGCTTCAACTGGCGGCGGGGGTATATCTGGTTTGACACCTGGCGCAATTTTATTTGGTAAATCTGATGGGTCTATTGATGAAAGTTATAGTAATTTACATTATATTGCGTCTGAATTATTGCTTCAACATAGCTCAAGTACAACAGCCACTTTAGTTAAACTTCAAGCACTTACAACTGGGTCAGGTAATACAAATGATGCCACAGCTTATGTCAGCGCAGTAAAAAGTGACAATTTAGTTAGCGGTAGAGCAGAAGCTTTTATTTACGCGCAACATCCTAAAATCGGAACAAATGGACCAAGAGCTTATGTACAAGCGTACAATACAAGTCACGATACAAATATTTCTTCAAGTGCATTTGTAGAGTCTTTAACAAGTGGAAATGGTTCGCCGCAAGCTTATATAGGTGTGCAAAATACTGACGCAGGGGAGTATCTTCGTGTATCAGTCTGGAAAGATCGTGTATCAGTTGTGTCAACTGGAAAAGAATTGTTTCAGATACGTCCAGGTATGACTCACGCCGTTGTTGATTTTGTGTATCCTAATTTGTTAGGAACACTAGCAACTAGAACAATTAATTATTTAAATGATCAGACAAATAATGGAGCAAGTTTTAATCTACGAAATTTTTCAGCTGTAGATACTGAAATAACTGGCACAACATCCAGTGATATATCTTTTGAAGCGTCAATAAACAATAGTGCTTATCCGACAAATAGCGTGTCAACAAAAGCTGTTTTCGGGTCACATGCTCTCAATACTGGAATTGCGACAACAACAATTAGAGCTTGTGTAGGATCTGATCTAACCTACGCTCCTAGAATTGAATTTGACGGTTCTGATACGATGCGTTTTGATGATAAACATAGATACACAACAGATTCTTATAAATGGGCATCTTCGCGTGGTATTGCTTTGTCTAGACAGACATCTTTTAATATGTGGCAAGCAATGAAGTTATTGGGAAATAATTATGAAAATTCTTTGTTTGATTTATTTCTAGAAGGTTGCGGTTATATGGTTTCAGCACAAACTGTAGGGGCAGAAGTAAAAGATCTGAAAATATCGCCTAATGATACTTATTCACCTTTTTATTTAGAAGATGGTCGAATAATGTTTTTTGAAGTTATTTTATTGGCCGCGTCAGCTGGTGCAATAGGTGTTAGAGCTTGGAAGTATGATTGGCTTTTTGGTCGATTAGACCCAATAGCGGGTGGTCCTAGAACACCTCTATCAAGTAGCGATCCTTATTTATTTCGCGGTGCGGATGTGTGCGGGACACCACATTATTATTTTGATATTACAGACTATCATTTGACAATAAGAGTTACTGGTCTTTCTGGAATAACAACAAATTATTGTGCGCGTATGCTTCGTAAATGCGAAGTTACAAGCGGTTATGGCATGACAAGTTGATCTCAGTTTATTATATAAATTTGCACAAGTCTATTGACCGCATGAGACACATGGAACAAATATTTTCAAATGAAAATATAACACGTATTCCTGCTATTGATGGACTGATTTTTTCTGATGGTAATTTTGATTTAGACAGCAGACCTATTTGGAATACATGTATCTATGATTTTTTAGTTGATAATGATATTATTGGAAAAGATGCAAAAAATTATTACGCGCTGTATCCTACAGAATTCGGATGTAATTTCAGTCACAGAAAAGCTTGGAGTAAATTTGTAAATTCTGGCCATCAATGGGGGATATTTTTAGAGGATGACACAGAATTTGACGAAGTAAATACGTTTAGAAACGTGCTTGACTATGTCCCAAGTGACTGCGATTTTTTGTATTTGTGCAATGAAAGACACCCTGGAAACAGACTTTTATTATATGACGATGGTCAAGTAAAGTGGTCGCGTACATTAATGGGTTATATGATGTCAAATAAATTTGCTGTCCAAGCAATTAAAGCACTGCTACCAGTGTATTATCAAGCTGACTGGCAAATACCATTTCGTTTATTTAAAAGTTTTGAAAATACTTGGCGCAAAGTACAACCTAATTGGCCAGAATTTACACGTTTCAAAGCGTATGGATTAAAAGCTGATAATGTTAGTATTATAAAGCATTCAAAATTTTCATTACAAACAACATTTACACAAAACGGTCGTAAAGATTGGATAGATGATAGCTCTTTAATTTGAGGTGAACTTATGAATTTTGAAAAATGTATCTCAGATCTGTATGATCGTGGCGCCGAAT